AATGAAACCTATTCTTCAACAAAAAATTATTATGGTTCAGGCAGAGGACTGGAGTATTGATGATGGCCCAATAGATATTAATCATAATTTCACTCTTTATAAGGCATGGGTAGTTGGATTTTTGTTAAAAGAAACAGCCACATCAATTACGTTAGCCCCGGAACTTTTTGATGACAGAACTAGGCGTTGTCAAACAATTCCGAAGTCGGCCATAAGAAAGCGCATTGAATTGAAATATTGATTTAGAAAATAATCCTTGACAGAACCGAACTGGGAATGCAAAGATTCGGTTCGTGAGAAAGATTAAAGAATCATCCTTATCGTTTTCTACAAAGTTATCTACCCCAAAGGGACTAAAGACTAGCGAACTTTATTGCCCTTACTGCCACCGTTCCTTCGGGGAGTTCTCTCTAAAGAAGCTCCTGGGCTATTTCACAACCTGGGACTCTGGAACGAAATCCATCTTTAAGTGTTAAGGGGATAAGTATGCCTTATATGCGTGTTGGAAAGTGTGTTTATAAACAAAACCCAGATGGTTCTAGGGGATCAAAAAAAGGTTGTAGCGCAACACCAGAAATGGCCAAACAATATCTAAGAGCATTATATGTTCATTCTCCCGATTCCGGGAAGAAAAAGAAATCTAAATAGGAGGATTTTATGTATGACGGCGAGAGAGAAGTTGTTTGTTTGACGCTTGAGCAAATGCTCAAGAACAAAAGCGGTGAGATTGGATTCAGTTTGTATTCGATTCAGAAGATGGCACATGAGCAATTGGCGGACAACAAAGACTTGAGGATTGTTACGCAAGACCATGAATATATTATTGGCATTTCCTCTATCAAGGAATACTTCGATACTCCGAAGGTTCCCAAAGAAGTGAAGAAACCAGAACCTACGGTTGAGGTAGAAGAAGTTCCGGTTGAGGCCGTGGCTGATGGGGTGGATGAAAAGTATGCCGTAGTTGATGTTCTTCCCCCGCCTGAGCCAGACCCGATCAGGAAGCGACCGGGAAGGCCGAAGAAGGTAACGGAGTAACGTGGACGAACCTGAGTTCTCTCCATCAGAAGAGGCTTTTCCGAAGGCCAGAAAGCCCAAGGAGAAGCGTCCTTACCGCTATACTACTCTTGGCCCCCGTCAACACAAGTATCTCAGGCTCCGGCATGAGCAGATGGTGCGCGGGGGCAACAAAACAGATAAGCAATTGATGATAGATGCGGGGTTCAAGAAAACAGTCATCGCTAAGCAAGCCAATGATTCAATCATTAAGCTATGCCAGGGCAATCAGGAAATGATGAAGAAATTAGACGATGCGGGGCTTGGGATGGACAGTATAGTTGAGGACGTTAAGAAACTTAGGAACGCTCAGACAATGACCGTAGATAAGGACGGGGTAGAACACACTAGGGACGACAATGACATTCAATTCAAAACTATGGCATGGAGGGCAAACGTATTTAATGCCATGCCTACCAAGCAAATTAACATTAATGAACGGCGTTTGAATATAAACATAAGCGAAGATACTATGGAAAGGATTAGGAAATTAAAGGGGGACGAAGAGTTCAAAAGACTTATAGCCGAAGATGAAATTTAGCGAGATTAAGTGGTGGCGCAAAGAGTGTAACGACCTCTTTTTCTTTGAGTCTGTAGTTTTGTCAACTGCATGGCAAGAGAAGTTTCGTGATTTCGGCCCCATGCAACATGAGCTTTGTGATTTCCTAGACCTTGGAAAGAATCCTTCGCGCAGGAAATTAATATCAGCAGACAGGCATAGCTTCAAAAGCACAGTCGGGCTAGGTTTTCTCATTTGGTTGTTCTGCTGGAATCTCGTCAAGAAAGAAACCTGCCCGATGGAATACAATACGGCTACACAGGACAACGCCGAGATATTTTATCAGGACTTTTGGTTCACCCTAAACGAGTGCGATCTTCTTCATGCGATATTTGGTGACGTTCTTCCGTCCAATGAACGAGGATATACGAAGCGCACAAAGAAAAGAGTCCAGGTTGGTGAAGTATTGTGTGACTTTTCCTCATTCGAGGAACAACAGGTCATGCGTCATTACAAGGTTATCTTTAATGACGACTTGGAGAACGATAAGAACGTAAGGACTGAGGCCGGAAGGGAAGATACGAAGAATAAATGGAAGATGCAGAAGTCTATTATCTCTAAATCTAAAACAAAGAATACGGGGCTAGAGATTGACCAGGGAACCCCGTATCATTATCAGGGGTTAATGTGGGAATTAATAACGAAGAAAAAGAGCTACGACAAATTCATCCGCGCCTGTATAGAAGGCTGGCCCAACGTAAGCATCGCAGATATAAAGAACAGGACGAAGCCCCTAACAGACCCTATAAACAAATCATACGAAGACCTCCTAGAAACCCTTGATGACCAAGGGGCAAATATTTTCTCCCCGCAATACCTCATAAAACCCATGTCCGATGAGGGTTCTTTGTGTCCTGCTGAATGGATGACATATTATGAGAAGGGGCCAAGCGTTTTCTACAGGACTATGGTTTGGGACTTGGGGGGATCAGACCCCAAGTTGCATGACGCTACGGGCATAACTGTTGTGGACACAGACCTAGATGGAGTCATGTATGTTCGTCTTGCTGAGGAAATTTATCTTAGTCCTCACGAATTAATGACTACCCTCAAGAAGTATATTGACCTCTGGAAACCCGATGACACACGGCTAGAAAGGGAGAAATATGCGATAACGATAGGTGACTTCTTTGAGCATGAGTTTCCACTTATGAACATCGGTTTCTTGAGTCACAAGAAGCAGGAGAACGCCATTAGGATTTGGGCCATGAGGCCATATTTGCAGAAGAAGAAAATCAGAATCCAAAAGGATATGCACGAACTTGAAGATTATCTTTTACAGTATCCTCAAACTAGATTGGACGATATGCTTACTTCCCTGGCTTATCATTTGGATATTAGACAACTTCCAGAAAAGAGGGACGACGACCAGTTCAAACTGAATGTAGAAAAAACATTTGAGGTTGAATTTGACAAATTCATGCAGGGAAGGCAACAATTCAATCGTGAAGAAATTGATTATAATGACAAACTATTTTAGGAGCTATTATGCCAAAGACTAAAAATGTCAAGCCCGTTATTAGCTATGAGCCGGAGGCGGTTGAGATTCCTACTCCGACAGAGATGATTATTAACAGGAACTTTGAATCCTTGTTTATTCGCATGAACAGAATGTGCGATGCGATAGAAATGCTTGTCGGGGAGATTCGGTTACGGGAAGCAAAGGATGCGTCATACAGGGAAGAACTCCAACCGACCAAGGATGACATGAGGTTCTAATGGCTACCAAGGACGCGAAGTATTGGCCGGATAACGAAGAGGAACAGAAGGCTTATTTTGACTGGATGGATGAGCAGGTAAAGAACCATCCGGTCGTAAAACAACATCACGGCAAATGGCAGGAATTGATTGCCTGGACGGATGAGGGGGAACAGTTCTCTAAGTGGGACTCTAGCGCGGGTAAGGTAAAGCCCGTAGAGTTGCGGCGCAGGAAGAAACAGGTTGTTGTTAATCTTATGAAGCCCCTATCAGAAAACATTGATTCAAAGATTAACATCACCTATCAACTTGTTGGTGTTCCCAATTCAAGTGAGGCCAATGACATTCGCGGCTCTGAGGTGGCAACTAAATTCATTGGGCATAATGATTACACCAACGATTCCGAAGTTCTGTTTGAGGAATTTAAATACAATCTCGTAAGATGCGGAAATGCGTTCCTGTATTCTGGGTGGGAAAAGGGAAAGTTCGGGTTTATAAAAGACGGGGACAAGGGCAAGGTTAAGCAAGAGGGCGATGTCGAGATGCGGTGTCCGTCCGTATTCAATTGCCGACCAGACCCGCTTGGAAAGACAAGGGAAGAATGGCGATGGTTCATAGAACTTGTCCCATGCACAAAGGATGAAATCCTAGATGTTTTTCCCGACATTAAGGAAGCAGACCTTAAAAATGCTATCGCGCAGAAGAATACTCGCTATGTCGGGATGAATGAGCCTGTTGATGAAAAGCCAAAAGATGAAGATGAATATATCGTAAGGAAGCATTGGGAGAGGAAGTCAAAGAAATATCCAGATGGAAGATACATAATCTCAGTTGGGACGCTAAAGCTCTATGCGGGGAAGAATCCTCAGCTTGGCGAAATCCCCTGGTGGAATCTAGCCTATAAGAAGCGGGGAAGTTCGATGTGGGGAACCGGGCCGATGCACCACGTTCAAGACATCCAGAGAGAATACAATCGTATCAATAGCATTGTGAGTGAACATATCGAGGGATGGAGGGCAAAGCTCTGGACGACTAAGGGGGACATTAAGGAGGGCGCAATCACGATGGAGGGGCTTGAGATTGTTGAGGGACGGCCAGGATCGAACCCCCCGACCGCAATCAATATGCCCCAACTTAGCTCACAGGTTCCGGCATACAAGAACGAATTGGTATCTGCGATGAGCACGGTTTCAAATGTGCATGAAGTCACAAACTCTCAGTTGCCCAAGTATGCAAGTCGCGCCCCGGCTTCCCTCTATTCCATGATGCTTCAGCAGGAAGATTCCAAGATTGACCCTATGCTTAAACGGTTCAACCGCATGATTAGGGACAACGGAAAGTTTAGGCTCAAACTTATGGATAAGTATTATGAGCAGGAGCGCATGGTTAAGTTAGTCGGGAAGAATCAAGTCTCGTCCGTGGAATACTTCAAGGGGGCAGACCTCAATAGCAACTACGATGTTAAACTTGCAATAGGAATCTCACTTCATCAGAACAAGATAGTCCAACAGAACTTGTTTATGCAGTTGTATGACAAGGGGATTATTAGTGACAAGAACAGAATCTTGAAGATGCTCATGCTTGGCGATATTGAACAGGACGTTAGGGGAGATTTGTCTGATGAGGCTAGGGCCGAGAGAGAGAATCAGGCTTTCATTAATGACCTTTGGGATAAGCCGTTCAAGGAAGGCGGAGTTAAGATGTATCTCCACGACAATCACGACCTTCATCTTGGAAAACACACAGACCTGATGAAGAGCGAAGAAGCGCAGAGATGGCCGGACAAGAAGCGGGATGGTTGTGATAAGCATATTATGGAGCATTTCCAAATCCAGATGATGATAAAGCAACTTGCGGCAGGGGGTGGGGCCAAGGCTCCGGGTGCGGCCCAGGGACAGCCCGGAGGTATGCCGGGAGTCGGTGAAGAAGCTACGGGGCCGACAGCCGCAGACTCGGAAATGGGCGGTGGCGTTGGGGCCGTTGGCCCTAATGTCCCAAACGCAGAAACGATGATTCAACGTCAAGCCGGGATGGGTGGCATCCCACGAGTTTAGGAGGTTAAATTATTATGTCGAAAGAAGACCAAGGCACGAAAGGCCAGTCTGAGAGTCCGAGTTTTGATGATTATTTTTCTAAGGGGTTCGATGAACACATGGGGCCAGAGATAGAAGAAGCCCTGTCTCCAAAGAAGCCCGAAGCCAAGAAAGAAGAGGCGGTCAAGCCGGATGAAAAGAAGGAAGTAAAGAGTGCGGCAGATACGCTTGATGAGGAATGTCCTGGTTGCCCGAAGGGTAAAAAGAAGCCCCCGCCCTACAAGGTTATCAAACACGACGGGAAGGACTTGGCGATAGAGTCCGAAGATGAAATGATCGAGCTTGCACAGAAGGGGTTTGACTATACTCAAAAGACTCAGACATTAGCAGACGAAAGAAAAGAGTTCGATAGAATCAAGGCGGAAATGGAATCTTCGTCCGCGAAGTTGATGAAAAAGTTGGATGAAGTGGGATTGCCCCGGCCAGAAAAAGAACAGGCCGGTCAGTCCGCATTTGTTCCCGCAGAAGAAAAAGACTTGACAGATGAAGAGTTTGCTAGGCATTATGAGTTTGATGAGTTTACAGATGCGGCTACGAAAAAGGTTGCAAAGGAAAATATGGAACTGAGAAAGGAATTGAATAAAGTTAAAACTTATACGGATGCTATAGTGGCCCAACAGATAGTTGGACAGATGGGCCAACATTTGCAAGAAGCTCGTAAGGAATTTCCTTTTGACGAAATCAATGACGAATCAGGTCAGAACATTAGTCAGAAGAGAATTTTACAGAGTTTGAGCGAGAAGATTCGCACAGCAAAGAATCCTAATCAAGTTTTGCTCAGGGATATAGTTCGGGAGGCGGTCAAAGAGGAACACTTTACTCAGAAGGCCGTTAAGCCCAAAGAAGGCGAGGTAACTGTCAAGGATAACTTGACGGTTGATGAGTTCAAGGCTAAGCTTCCAAACTCATTCAAAGCTATCTCAGAAACTATATCCTCTCAGGCAGTTGTAGATCACGAAAAAAAGGAATCTGATCTACCACCAAGCATTACGGGGAGAAAGGGCGAAGCGACGATAGGGAAAAAAGAAGCGCAGGAAAAATCCGCTTCCACCATCAGCGATATGCTTGATTCGGCGTTCGAGGATGATGATATTCGTGAGTCATTGGGAGGTTAATCATGTCTGTTCTATCACTTTCTACTTCGGGAACAGACAAGCTCTTTATGGAAGGCATTAAGCCTACTCTTGAAAGGCTGTTTATCGCCAATACTACCATCTATGGTAGATTCAAGACCAAGGAAGAGACTTGTCTGGGGAAATACGGGATTGCTAAGGTTGCTACGGCTGGCGCACAGTCGTGGGGGCCGTCCTCAACTACCGACTATCCTACCGCTCGGCAGGGAACCTATAAGGAATTTACTTTC